ACACCAGATTCTGGCGTAATTGCCGAAGTTGTTACCTCGGGTTCTGAAACTGTAATTTTAGCACCAGGAGTTATCGGCTTCAATAACGAAACATCTGTTACAACCGCTATTCCTTGCAGAGTTACAAACCTTTCAGGTAGTTCATACCCAATAACTGTTACATTAAAACTAGTTCAGCTCGAGGCCTAAAAAATGGAAAAATACGAATGGATCGTCACTCTATATAGTAGAGATGACTTGGATGGTTTTTATGATGACATGGAAACCCCAGGCGGATCCATCACTATTCCAGATAGAGAAGTAGAATTAACAAATCGCAGAACTATTAGTCGTAATACACATTATATGCTTACACATGACGAAGCTGCTGAAGTATTAGCAGATCCTAGAGTTTGGGGCGTAGATCTTGCTTCTGAAGTACTTGATACTATTAAACCTAGTGGATATACTGTTAACGAGAAATTCTCTAAAGATTGGAATTCAGACGCAAGTGATGTTAATTGGGGTTTATTAAGACATAGCGAAGCAACCAATAGAAATAATTGGGGTTCAAACGCTTTAACTAATATTACTTCTGATTTAACAGTCACGGCTTCTGGTAAAAATGTTGATGTGTTAATTGTTGACGGTCATATTGATCCAGCACATCCAGAATTTGCCGTTAATTCAGATGGAACTGGCGGATCAAGAATTAATCAATTTAATTGGTTTAGTTTAAAATCTGATATAGGTTTAGGATCAAATGGAACATACAATTACGGAACATACGTAGTCTCAGGCGATGCTGATGAAACAGACGATAACGATCATGGTTGTCACGTTGGTGGAACTGTTGCTGGCAATAAACAAGGTTGGGCAAGAGATGCTAACATTTATAATATAAGTCCTTACGGTTCTAATAATAACTCTGGTGCATCTACTTATTTGTGGGATTACATTAGACAATGGCATAATACTAAACCTATTAATTCAGAAACAGGAAGAAGAAATCCAACTATATCAAATCACAGTTACGGTTCTGGATACAGAATAAACTATGGCAGTTGGGGTCCTATCATTAGCGCAAATTATCGTGGTGTTAATTTTAATCCTGGTAGAGACTTAACTGCAGCTGAATTACAAGCACGTGGTTTTTATGCTCCATCTAATGTAGATGTAGGAATTCCTGCTTACTTTACGTCAAGACAAGCCGATATGGAAGATGCAGCTGACGATGGTGTTATTATTGTTGTTGCGGCAGGTAATGACTATTGGAAAATTGTTAATGCTGCAGATCAAGATTATAACAACACATATCAATCAGTTAATGGCGGCATTACTAGAACTCTTTACACAAATCGTGGTACTGGTTCTGGTGCTGGTTACGCACCTAATATTGTAGTTGGTGCAGGTTCTAACGACCTTAACGAAGACAAAGCTGGTTTTAGTAATGTTGGAAGTCAAGTAGATGTTTTTGCAGCAGGCGAAGGTATTCAAAGTTCTTTGCACACTGGTAGTACAAACGATCCTAGAAATTCATCATACAAGATTGGTAAATATCAGGGAACAAGTATGGCATCACCTCAGGTTTGTGGTGTTTTAGCATTACTTGCTGAAAGTTGGCCTGGAATGGATCAAGCGCAAGCTCAACAATGGATAAGCGATAATGCTGGTACAGATGTTATGGCTGATACTGGTGCTGACGACGCTATGGACACAAATAGTTTGCAGGGCGCTCCTAATAAATACCTAAGATGGATCAATCAAAGACCAACAGACGGCTTTGCTTTTCCAAAAAGAAATTTTAGTAATAGACCTACTACAGGAAATACTTATCCTAGATCTCGTGTTCGTAGAAAAGGATAGTGCAAATGATTATAAATATTAGAAAAGCAGCAGGTTGGGTGAAATGGTAGAGATTTTAACATCGAAGATGAAAAACGACACGACTAGAATGTTTTATAACGACATTCAAGCAAATGACTATTACGTGCAAGTATCTTCTATAACTGTAGGTGATGCTGAGCGCCAAAGTGCTGTGAACGCGCAGTATAGTATAAATCAATTCTTAGAGAATACACTATTTGGAAAGAAAGTAGAAGGCACAGATACCAAGTTCATGGTTAAATACTATCCTTGGCAAAAAGATGCAGTTTATGAACAGTATGACGATACAATAGATATGGAAGGCAAGAGATTTTATTCTGTTGTCGGACCTAATGATAACGATACTGGCGACTACAGAGTATTCAAATGTTTGGCAAATAACAACGGTGGCAAATCTATTGCTCCTCCTAATTGGAACCCATACACGACAGGTCAAGTTTACAGAACAGCAGACGGTTACGTTTGGAAATTCTTATACTTTATTGAAACATCTCAATTCGAAGCCTACAACGCTGTAGGTTATATACCTTTAATCGGTAGTAATTTCGTTATTAATCCAGATCCAAACGCTGATGCTAACAACGTAGTTTATGGTTCTGAGATTTCTGATATTTTTGTGTCGAACCCAGTTGATAACGCAGGTTATAAATCATTGAATGGTTATTTAACAGCAGCTCCTGGTAATGACGGCACGCTTACATTACGTGCAAACGATATAAATCAAATCGCTAATTACTACAACAACATGTCGATTTATTGTACAAACTCAGACGGTACTTCAAGATTATATAAGATTAATTCTTATCTGTTTGAAAGCGGTACTGGTTACGGTAAAGCAAAGGTTGAAGGAACTCCATTAACAGATGGCGTATCTAACATCGCTTCGTTTAAAATCTTACCGACTTGTATCATAGAAGGTGACGGTACTGGCGCAGTTGCAATACCTAATGTTGTTAACGGCAATATTTCTTCTCTTGTTATCTTAGAGGCTGGTTCTGGTTATACAAATGTTATTGGAAAAATAGTAGATCCGTTGTTTGATTTCGATCCAGAAGATCCGAACTCTATTGATGTAAGAGTAGCATTACGTCCGGTATTATCGCCACTTGGTGGCCACGGGTATAATTTAATAGACGAGTTACATTGTAGACACATACTTCTTTACGGCTATATTACAGAAACAGATAACAATCAAATAGGTCGCAATGGAACTTATTCGCATATTGGTATGGTTAAAAACCCAGAGTTTATAAGTGCTTCAGCCAACTCTGCAAATACACCTACAGTATTTGATAATAGAATTGCAATTACGACTGACAATATAGCTTATGCCGTTGAAGGTGATGCGGTTCAACAATTAAATGTAGATAACGAAATAATCTTTACAGCCACTGTTCACGCTGTTGATGAGACATCTAACACAGTTTACTTATCAAGCTATATGGGACCGTTCGCAAACAAAGCAAACAACGATATTTCACTAGATACAACGTTGGCAATTGTTAATTCTACAGGCCAGCGAATGTTGATAAATACACCTACAGCGAATAATATTATAGAGTCTGACTACGTTCAACGTACAGGGCAAGTATATTTCATGGAAGATTTTGTTCCGATTGCACGAACATTTATGTCGCGAGAAGAATACAAGTTAGTATTAGAATTTTAAGGAAAACATAGATGCCTATTAACACAAATCTAAATATTGCTCCGTACTTTGATGATTTCAATCTGGAAAAGCAATTTTATAAAATCTTGTTTAAGCCTGCATACGCGGTTCAGGCAAGAGAGCTTACTCAACTCCAGACAATCTTGCAAAATCAAGTTGAGCAATTTGGAGATAACATCTACCAAGAAGGTAGTATCGTTAAAGGTTGTAACTTTACAGTTCTTAATGATTTGCAGTTTGTTAAGTTAACAGACAAAACAGGATTTGATCCTGTTGCGTTCGTTGGTGGAATTGCAAACGAGGTTGTCGGCGGTGTTTCAGTACCAATTGATACTAAGTTCGAAATCGAAGGCTCTCTGTCTGGTCTAAAGGCATCAATTATTACTACAGATCGTGGTTTCGAAACGCGTCCGCCTGATCTTAACACGTTCTATATTAACTATTTAAATACAAACGAAACATCAAATTATAAGGCATTCATCTCAGGTGAACAACTTACAATTAACAAGTATCGTTATAATGGTTCTGCGTTAATTGAAACATCTCTTGCTGTTGATACTATAAACGTAACAGTCTTATCAAATCCAACTGGCAAATCATTTGGTATTCAAGCTGCAAACGGTGTTATCTTTTCAAAGGGACATTTCTTGTTCGCTGCAGAACAAACCTTAATTGTTTCTAAATACACAAATGTTCCTAACGATTTATCTGTAGGTTACGAAGTTGTAGAGTCTCTTGTTTCTTCCTTACAAGATACCACTTTATTCGACAACGCAAACGGATCAAGCAATGAAAATGCTCCTGGCGCTGATAGACTTAAGCTTATCCCAACTCTTGCTGTTAAAACTACTTCAGTTGCAGATATTGATGCTGGGTTCTTTACTCTTATTCGTTACCAAAACGGTTCAGCTGTTACTATTCGTGACGTTACCCAATTCAATTCAATTACTGAAGAAATGGCAAAGAGAACTTACGAAGAGTCTGGTGACTATATCGTTGATAACTTTAGTGTCGTTACAGAAAGACGAGGCACTGACCTTACTGCTTTAGTTGGTAAAGGTTCTGCTTACGTTAAAGGTTATAGGATTGAAAACCAAGGCGAACAGGATGTAACTATTGATCCTGTTACGGCTACAGAAACATATAATAATCAATCAACATCTTTAGAATACGGTTCTTTTGTTGACATCTTAACTATTCAAGGTACAATAGGTCTTAACTATTCATCAATAACTCTTCAGTTAGCTAACGGAACTGGTATTGGTCAAGCATATGCAAAGAACATTACAGATACTAAACTGTATTTGTGGGGTGTATCAATATCTAACTCAGCTTACACATTTGCTGATGTTCAAAGAATTGTAGGAACTTCTGGTGTTATTACTATTGCTGCAGGTTCTAAGCTTAAAGAATCAAACAAATCATCTATGATATTCGATACGGGAACTAAGAGCTTAAAGTTAATCTCAGATCTCAATGTTCCAGTAAGAGCTCACAGTTCAGTTACAGTAACTGCAAATACTATTACAGTTGGACCAATTGTTGGTGTTGATTTCGCAGTCGATAACTCTGATATGTTGTTTGTTGATGCATCAAATACTAAAATTGTAATCAACAGTTATTCAACTTCTCTTAATAACTCTGTATTAACAGTTAACCTTGCGGCTGGTTCAGATCCAGCAGGTGAATTGTATTACAATAGAAGAGAAATGGATACAACTCCATATAACAAACAAGCTGTAGAACCTTATATTAAATTCACTTGGAATAACGGCAAGACACAATACAACTTAGGTTTCCCTGATGTATATAAAGTATTTAGTGTTGAAGATGCAGGCGGGGTTGATTATGTCGACTCTTTCCGTCTCGTAACAAACGCAAAAGATAACTTTTATGACTTATCATATTTAGAACTTATTCCTGGCAGACCAACACCAAGTTCTGGTACTATTGTAGTTAAACTAGGTGTATTCAAAGCAAGCAACGCATCAGGTAAAAACTTCTTTGCAGTTAATTCTTATCCTGTTGATGATGTATCTACAAATCTGCCAGCTGGCAAAATTCGTTCAAGCGATATTCCAGTATACACTACATCGTCTGGTTCGGTTTATAGATTAAGAGAATGCTTTGATTTTAGACCTTATGCTGATTTAGATGGTTCTGCAAGTTATACTGCACTCACAGTAGGTTCTTCTGCTGTTGTATCAGCCGCAGTTGGCGCTAATCAACCGTCTTTCTCAACTAATGACTATTTAATTCCTGCTCTTAACGGAAGTATTGTTTCAGACATTGAACATTATTTGTCAAGAATTGATATGATTACGATTGACTCGTATGGCAAAGTTGCTAGTATTAAGGGCACTGAGGCTGCTAAACCTGTTCCACCAAAAGTAGGTCCAGATCAGCTAATCATTTCTCAAATCACAATTCCAGGTTACCCAGCCCTATCACCTCGCGAGGCTGAAGAGCAGGATAAAGGTTATTACGCTGTAAAAACTAAAGCGCACGGTGTTCAGAATTACACCATGAAAGAAATAGGTAACATCGATAAAAGAATTTCTCGCTTAGAATACTATATCAGTTTAAACCAATTAGAGCAAGACACACAAAACATGATCGTCTTGGATGAAAACGGCTTAACCAGATTTAAAAACGGTTTCTTAGTTGATCCGTTTAACGATACAAATATTTCTAATCTGAAGAATGCTAACTATAGTGCTGCTATCCAAAAAGACAAGAGCATATTATCTCCTGGACTTACCACGTTCCCATTAGATTTAGTATATAAAGCAGCGTCAGGTACGACTATATTCCCATCAACATCTGATGCAGAGGTTGCAACGCTAAGTAGAGATGGCCACTTTAAATTCTTGGGTCAGCCTTACGCAACAAACATTAGAAACTTAGTAAGTAACTATTGGTCATACGAAGGCACAGGTCAATTATCACCTTCACATGATATGGCGCATGATACTACATCAAATCCCGTTACTTTGGATATTGATCTTGCAACTCCATTCTCTGATTTTGTAGATAACTTACAAACAATTATTCCAATGACTACAACACAAACTGCGTTATTGAATTCTGTAACTTCTAATATCGGCGGTAGAACTTGGCAGACAACTACAAACTTTAGTGATACTACTACTACTCTTGATGTTGATCCTAACGGCTCATTAAGTAATCAATTAGTAGGAGACTTTGTTTCTGATATGCAGTTCATGCCTTACATGAGAGCAAAAGATATTAAAGTCTTTGTATCCGGTTTAAGACCAAATACGAGACATTATTTCTTTTTTGACGGTGTTGTTGTAAATGGAAGTGTTAGACCTGGTGATCCAGATGCAACTCACGCAAGAGACGTTCTACAATTCGGCGCTTTAAATGCTCCTGTTTTAACAGATGCAAACGGTGTTTTGAGAGCGGTATTCGAATTACCAGACAATAAGTTCTTCGTTGGTGATAGAACATTAACTATCACAGACGTTGCAACAATTGCTGATATAGAATCAGCTTCTACTTCAAGAGTAAAAATTGATTATCACGCATACAATATTAAGATCGAGAAATCTGGCCTAACGGCTGCTACTCGTATGCCTGAGATTGATAGCACCACAACAGTATCACCACGATCTGTTGCAGGTCGCCCATTTAATATCGATCCGTTAGCCCAGACGTTCTACGTTAAGTCTGGGATGGCTCAGGGTGCTAGCTCTATATTTGCTTCAAAAATAGATCTGTACTTCAAACGTAAGTCTGAATTAAACGGTGTTACGGTAATGATTAGAGAAGTTGTTAATGGTTATCCTTCAACAGCTATATTACCTTTCTCTAAGGTACACGTCATTGCGAGTGATGTAAACGTTTCTGATGATGCATCTTTAGTAACAACTGTTGACTTCGATGCTCCTGTTAGATTAGATGTAGAAAAAGAATACGCAATCGTTCTTATGCCTGATGCTAACGATCCAAATTACTTGGTCTTTACATCTAAAGTTGGTGGCAACGATTTAACTCCAGGTGCAACTCAAGGTCAAGCAGTTGTACAAGATTGGGGTGACGGTGTTCTATTCTCATCAACGAACAACATGGCTTGGAAATCATACCAAGACGAAGATATTAAGTTTACGATTTACAGACATACGTTCAATAGTTCAACTGGTACAGTCACATTAACAAACGACGACCACGAATTCTTAACATTATCTGATTGGACGGGTCGTTTCTTACAAGGCGAAGAAATCTATACTGCGCTTCCTGTTTCTGGTTCAACTGGCACAGACGTAAACATGGTTTCTGGTACTGACTTAATTACAGGTACATCACTTGGCGATACATACGCTGCTGGTGATAAAATTCTTATTAATGAAGCTGGTGGCAAGAAAGACATTTTCGAGATTGCAAGTGTAGATAGTAGTACAGAGATGACTACAACTAAGAAAGTTTCTTATACCATCGGAGCTGGTTCAACAGGATCATTAGTTATTGCTGGTAATATCAGCTTTTATAACAGTCTTGAAAGAGATAAGATGCATCTTGTAGGTTCTTCTGCAACAAATAACACTAAGAGATTTATTGCTGGACAAACAATTAACGGTTTAAGAAGTGCAGTCGCAGGTACAATCGGATCAGTAGATAACATTAATCTTTCATACGTACAACCTATGATTATGAAAACTAACGATGCTTTAACAACAACAACTTTAAGTAGTGTGTTAACTAACCCTGCTGATGATACTACAAGTTATACATTACCTATGCAGTTTGGTAATAACACAACGTTTACTAAAAACGGTGTTGTAGTCTTCAGTAGATCAAACGATCCGCTTAGAGAAAAACCATTTGATATTAATATCACGTTAAATAACGGATCAAGCACAACCACAACACCGGTTGTTGATTTAGAAATAGCGACTCTGTTGGCATATCAATATAGAATTACTGATACTCCTGCTACAACTTCTAAATACATTAGTAAAACAATTGAATTAGCTGAAGATTTAGATGCTGAAGATTTAGAAGTTACGTTGACTGCTTATAGACCAAGTGGTTCAGACATTAAGGTTTATATTAAACCGCAGAATGTTTATGACTCTGCCGCATTCGACACTATTCCCTGGATTGAACTTACTGCAACCTCAGGTGCTAAATCATTCTCATCTGATCTTAATGAAGATGACTATCGCGAAATGAAATTCGCAGTAGCTGCCGCAAATAAAGACAGTAACGATGTTTTAGAATATACAAGCACAAGCGGTACTTTTGTAGGATATAGAAAATTCGCTATTAGAATTGATATGCTTTCACCTGATATTAGTAAATCTCCAACATTACGCGATATGCGCGCTCTGGCATTGACATGATAGATCAGAACTTAGTCAGAGATAAAAATAGAGCAGTCCTTAATGTGGATGTTGGTGCTTTGAATAAATATAAACAAGAAAGAGCATTGCATCGCAAAGTCGCTAAGCTAAGTTCTGAAATGATTGACATAAAAACTCTGTTGGCGTCAATCGTCGACAGATTAGATAAGATAGAAAAGTAGAGTTCAATGGCAAAACCTAATATTCAAAATATTACTACGACACAAACATTTCAAAACTGGTTTGACAAGCAGAACGAAATGGTTGATCTTATGCGTTCATCGGTTATTACAGCGAGTGCGCTAGGCGATACTACAACCGGAGACTCTTTCCTTCAAGGTGAATTTCAAGCTAACACAGTTTTAGCTGATACGCTTTTAAAGGTAGATGATATAGAAGCATTTTCTTCTAATTCAAGAATTGCAATTAGCGCGCCAATACAAGTTAACGGTTCAAGTAAAACGACTGCTATCTTTAGCTTTGGAACTGGCGGACAAACTAGATATACAGATGGCACTCTATCTTGGGATCAAGGTATTGATAACTCCGTAGACGGAAATTACATCATTGATACAGGTTCTGGCACAACTAAGTTTTCTCTTAGCCCGGCTGGAACACTAAACATTATTAATTTGGTGGTTTCTCAAGATACTACTATTACAGGCAATATTACAACGACAGGAACAATCACTGGAGATGTAGTCGCAAATAATGTAACTTTTAGTACTGCGACAGGCGGAACATTTACAGGTAATCATGTTGGTGATATTTACGCTTCTAACGGTACAAGTAAAGTATTCGAAAATGGTAATGGGCTTGCATCAGGTGTAGCTCAATTTACTGGTAACGTTCTTGGTACAGTTTCAAGTTTAACAAACCACTCGACGAATGGCTTAACAGAAGGTACAAATAACTTATACTTTACTACTGCTAGAGCAAGGAATTCTGTTTCGGCAGGAACTGGCGTATCATACGATAATACTTCAGGCGTAATTTCAATTGGTCAGA